CTTATGATCCAGCTTCAACAGACGGACCAACTTCTGCTACAACTGCGGTTGAAAAATATTTCGGTAACGATTGGTTTTTTGTGATTACAGCAGATGCTGATCAAACCGATCAAATAGCTGTGGCTGATTTCGTAGAGGGCCAAAAATTCAAAATGTATGTCGTCAAGACAACAGATGCAACGGCTCGGCAAGCATTTAAAGCGAAAAACTATGAATACGTGATCGACTTTTATCATCCGACAGCTGAAGAGGAAGCCGATGCGGCTTTGGTTGGAGAATTGGGCTCACAAACAGTTGGTTCTATTACGTGGAAGTTTAAAACATTGACAGGAATTACACCAATTGATGTTACCTCTGATGAATTGGCTGCTATTCATGCGGATGGTGCTATTGCTTATGTCACAAAAGCAGGTATCCCGCAAACTTCAGAAGGCATAGTTGTATCCGGAGAGTACATCGATGTTATGCACGGAAAAAGTTGGATCAAAACAAACATCGAAAACAGCATCCAAACAGCCTTTTCTAGCAACAAAAAAGTGTCTTTTGACAATAAAGGTATTAGCTTGCTAGAGGGACAGATTACAACCGTATTGCAGCAAGCATTTATAAACGGAATCATCGCTCAAGATGACGATGGAAAACCGTTATATACCATTACGGCTAAATCAAGAAGCGAAATTCCTGAAGAAGAACGGAATTCACGTGTTTATAACGGCTTATCCTTCTCTTTTGAATTGGATGGCGCTATTCACGAAGCAAATATCACAGGACAAATCTTAGTTTAGGAGGTTGATAGAACATGCCTACAACTTATGATCCGAATGAAGTAACACTTACGCTTGATGGAGTTTTTATCACGGGGTTCCAAGATGGAACTTTTATTGAAGCTTCCAAGGATGAAGATAATTTCAATACAAAAGTCAGCGCCCAGGGGGACGTGGCAGTTGCATTTACGAACAATCCTTTGGGTACGATCACATTCACTTTGTCACCTGTCAGCCCTTCTCTCTCGTATGTAAGACAACTGGCTGATCGGCGGACACCGTTCCCGGCATGGGTAAACCGAAGCGGTGGGGAAGTAAATGAAAAAGCAGGTGGAACAATGGCTCTGATTAAGAAAAAATCAGGGATGAGCTTTTCTGATGACTTAGAGGATCGAAAATTCGAAGTGCAAGTGTTGGATTATATTGAAGAGTGATGATGTTGAATGTCCAAAAAGAAAAATGCAAGAAATAAGAAACCTAGTAATCTTACGAAGCAGTCCAATCGGGCTGCTTCTTTGAATTTACAGCGAAAAAATTTACGAAAAGGAGAGGTTTTTAAAATGGCAAAAATCGGAACTCAAAAACAAGTAGAAATCGAAGGAGTAGTTTACACATTGCAATATCCTGGAGCTCGTGAACGTATGAGAATTCAAGACAGAGCGCAGCTTGAGGGCGGAAGGATGTCTAGTGAAAAACTCGCTGAGGAACTTTTCAAACATGTGATTGTCGATCCTAAGGTTTCTTTCGAATATTTCGATGGAAACGACGAAAAAGGGATTGAACCTCATGAAGGGTTAGATGAGCTTCTCGAAGAAGCCATGAACTTTCTTAAATCTGGAAGATAACAATCTCGATAAAACCATTATTCGGCAAGAAGTAGAGAAAGACTGGCTGTTTTATCGGCCGATCGTTGAAGGTGTCATTTCTTATACAGAAGCGTTGCAGATGTCCAGAAGGCAACTCGCCAAAATCAATATGGCTTTGGACATCAAAGCCCAAAATAAAGCCAAAGGTATGAAAGGCAAATAAAAAATAACGTATGAAAGGAGGTAAGCCATGAGCCTCCGAGATATGACGGTGGACATCGGTTTTCACGCCGATGCTTCACCGTTAAATAAAATGAACAAAGCCATGAATGACTTTGCGGGTACGACCAATAAGGCCGCAAGGGAAATGCAAAGAATGTCCAAAGTGGTGGACATTGCATACGCAGGAATGATTGATGAATCCAAAGCGTTCGTTAATCAGTTTTCCCGTCAGAGTGATGTTATTCGTAAACTTGCTCGTGATTCTGGTATGAGTGCTACCCATCTGGCAGAAGCCTGGTCTGATATGAGTCTCGATATGAGAAAATCGCTCATTCAAAACCATAATGAAATGCGGAAATTCAGAATGGATTTGCTGAATTCCGAATTTGAAATGCGCAAACTTGGCATGCAGATGGGGCGCTATACGGGGACTACGGATGAGTTTATGGCCGAGATTCGAAAATTAGGGAAAGAGCATAAAAAAATCACTGATCAAATGATCAATAGCAACCTTTCCATGCGGCAGGGAATGATCGAATCTATTGCCACTATGACCGCGATGTCGAGTCAGAGCGAAAAGATTACTAAGATCTACGGACGGATGAATAATGCGCTTTTGGATGTCAATAAGCCATTCCTCAAAATAACAAGCGGCTTGGCTAGGATCGCCCGCGAAGGAAATGCCGCACAGTTAGCCTTAAAAATGCTTGGGCCGAACGCTAAAATGAAAGATCTTCAAGATACCATTGCGGTGATTAACCAAGGAATTATGCGGCAACAATCGATCCTAATGGTTGCAGGAGCTGCATGGTTAGGGTTTACGGCGATCGTGGCAAATGCAGCACTTGGACCCGATCCAGAGAAAGTAAGGCAACAAGAAGCGGATTTAACCAAAATCTACCGTGATGCTTGGAATCAACGTGTTGAGGAAGTCTCCAACTTTGTTGGATTGTTTGAAAAAGCGTCGATTCCAAAAGTAAAAGGCTCCGATCTTACAAAGGCACTGCAAAGCCAAGTGAACGCCATCCGTACTTGGAGAACAAATCTGCAAGGACTCATGAAAAAAGGCGTTGACGATGGGCTTATAAAAGAATTGCAAAAAGCTGGTCCAGCCGCAGCGGGTCAAGTGAAAGCCCTCAACTCCATGAGTCAACCGGAGTTGAACAAGTATGTCTCCCTCTGGCGTGAAAAAATGGGGCTTGCTAGAACTCAAGCTACAGATGAATTATCGCAGCTTAGAGAAGAAACAAACAAGAAAATTCAGGACCTGCAAAACAGCCTAACGCCACTCGGAAAATCATGGGAGCGATTTAAAAGCACATGGGCAGATGCGCTCAAGCCATTTGTTGATCTTTGGGGACTAATTGCATCAAAGATAGTTGACATTGGTACCAAAGTTGGACAATTTGTTCAAAAGCTGAATGAAATTAACCCGTGGATCGTCAAGATAGCAGGGATGTTTGTCTATTTAGCCAGTACCATGGTTTTAATTTTGTCTCCTTTAGCCATTGGGATTGGCTATGTAATGGGAGTGAAAGCTGCTTTCGCTGCAGCGTGGGCAACGATTGGTCCATTTATTGAGGGCCTTGGTGCTATGGCAGGGACAATATTAGCTGTAACAGGCATTATCGTGGGATTAGGTGTTGCCTTTTATTATGCCTGGAACCATTCTGAAACTTTTCATAATGGTGCAATCAACGCCTGGAACAGCATCAAAGTTAAAGCGCAGGAAGTATGGGGCTTCATTACCCCTTATATTCATCAGGCAATATCAACAATGACGGCCTTCGCTCAAGAAAAATTAGCTGTTTTGAAATCTTTTTGGGATCAGAACGGGCGTCAAATTATTCAAGCAACCCAAAATGTCTGGGCAGTAATTCAAACAGTGTCTCAAGCGATATGGTCAGTAATGAAGTTTATTTGGCCATTAGTGCTTGGGCTGATTAAAAATATTTGGAATAGCATCAAAGGTGTCATAAATGGTGCCCTAACCGCCATCATGGGGCTAGTGAAGATTTTCACTGGTCTATTCACCGGAGACTTCCACAAAATGTGGGAGGGCGTAAAACAGCTATTTTTCGGATCCATCCAATTCATTTGGAGTTATATGAATCTCATGTTCTATGGCCGTATTTTGAAAATCGGCGGCATGCTATTTAACGGATTACGGTCCATAGCAGTGGTTGGATGGAAATTTATCACTGGAGTATTCCAGAATGGTATTAATGCTACTGTCGCCTTCTTCCGTGGAAATGTTGGCGGCATTTTTACTGCTTTTAGAAACACATTGTCGCTAATAAGAAGCAGTGTATCAGGAGTATGGAATGCCATAATTAGTACCACAAAAAATGTTTTTGGTGCTATTTGGCGCGAAGTTTTAATGGCCTTTACATCGATCAAAACGATTGTTCAAGGCTCAATGACGGCCATTCGAAACATCTTTGTTTTCGGATGGAATGCGATTCGAAACAATTCATCCATTGTTCTGGGCGGAATCGGTAGAGTCGTTGATTTTGTTTTCAACGGCATCACTCGAGTAATATATTCAGTCATTTCTACCATTCGTAATGTTGTAATTGGCGGTTGGAGATATATCTATCTATCTGTATCGAGTATTCTGTCA